TGTCACCGCAACCGATATCTCCAACCAACAACAATTCGATAGAACAATTAAATCTCGTTCACTTATCTAAAAAGTGGTATAAATTAATAAAAGTAATATTTAGTAGTAATGGACAATACCCGTATCATAGAGTTATTTATTGACGATGAGTATGAAGAGGCAGGAATTGAAGCAATATCCTTAGTTTCAAAACCAGCACACGATGAAGAGTGGATGGCATTCAATTCACAAAAAGTGGAAGGTGATGAAGAATTTAATCCATACAATATTGTATCGGATGACTTCTGTTCTCATAACCCAAAATTAGACCAATTGGGAGAGCCTTATTCTCAGTTGATAGAAGAGGGTTGGGAGATAATTAAGATGGAAAAAATCACCCCACAAATGGTTCACAAGATGAATCAGGAAAGGTTCTCATCTCCAAACGACACATCATTTTTAGATAACGACAAATACAGAATCAGATTCAAGTATGTTGGACCAAGAGACAACAAGAACAGACAATTCTGTGCTGATATGTTAGCAAAGAATAGAGTGTATAGACAAGAGGATATTGACAATTTGACAGACAATGTAGCCAACGAACAATTTGGTTTCTACAATATATTTTTATGGAGGGGTTCATTTAACTGCCGTCACACATGGGTTAAACTTTGGTATGCTCCAACAGGACAAATCAGAAACTCAGGTAACTCAACAAAAGGATTGGAGAAAGGTCCTGAATCACAATCAACAGGATTACAACCTGATACAAGAAACGATGCTACGGTAGCAAATCCAGGTAAAGGTTCTTGGAAACCTGGTATGCCGAGAACAGGTCCAAACTTATTCTCAAAGAAATTTGAAGACGAAAAAGGTTTGGAAGATGCATGTTGGGAAGGGTACGAACCAATAGGATTAAAACCTAATGGTGACCCCAATTGTGTTCCAATTAAAATGACACAGGATGATTTCGCAGATACAATATCTGACTATCCAGAAGGTGTAAAGAACGCAGCAAAAAAGGCTGTTGATTACGCTGAGAAAAATGGATGGGGTTCTTGTGGAACTCAGGTTGGAAAAACAAGAGCATCACAACTTGCAAAGGGAGGACCGATATCTGTTGATACCATCAAGAGAATGTATTCTTATTTATCAAGACACAAATCTGATTTAACATCTTCAAAGAGTTATGATGATGGTTGTGGTAAATTGATGTATGATTCTTGGGGTGGAGAACCAGCACTTAAATGGGCTGAAAGAAAATTAGAATCCTTACAAAAACAAATGAGTTTTAATAGACAACATATGATGTTTGGCTTTGATGAAGATAAGAAGATTGTGGTGGGAGCAGCAATGGTGCCAAATAAGATGATACACAGATACGATGACTTAGGTAATATGTATTATGTATTTTTCAGTGCAGCATCAATCAAAAAGATGGCTGACAAATTTATGAAACAAGGTCGTACTGATGAAACATCTATCGAACACGATGGAAAGAAATTAGGTAGTGACAAAGTTTACATAGCAGAATCTTGGGTTAGTGATAATCCAATTTACGATAAATCACATCAATACGGATTCTCCCTACCAGCGGGAACATGGTTTGTTTCAATGAAGGTAGAAGATGAAAAAGTATGGAAGATGATTAAAGAAAAATCTCTAACAGGATTCTCCGTTGAAGGATTATTCGCAGAGAAATCTATATTCTCAAAAGAGGATAAAAAAATAAACCAGATAAGAAAAATACTTAAATCAATTACAGATGAACAGTAAAGACGCAATCAAAAAAATAATGACGATTCTTAATCTTACAGAGAACAAATTCTATGACGCTAAGACCGACCAAGGCATTACCGTTAAAATGGAAGGTGAATCAATGGAAGTAGGAAAGACATTATATGTTGCTACAGATGAAGGAATGATTCCAGCACCAATGGGAACGCACAAAATGGAAGATGGTTCTGAAGTTGAAGTTGACGAAATGGGCAAAGTATCTAAAATCAAAATGACTGACTTAAACTACGGTGAAGAGACAGACGATGCGAAGAAAGAGAAAGAACAAAAGAAGGCAACTGCAAACACACCAGAAATGATGGCAGAATCAGAAGAAACCAAAGTTGAGATGGAAGATGGTGATATCAAACTTAAAGACGGTGGTGTTCTTAGAATTGGGGGTGAATCTCCTGAGACTGGAACCAGAGTTAAAAAAGTTGGATATGATGGTCAACTATCAGCAATCGCTGACGGTGCTTACGAAACAGCAGACGGAAAAGTTATGCAAATCGTAGGTGGAGAAATCAAAGGAATTCAATCAAAAGCAGCAGAAGACGCAAGAGGTGGAATGTTTGTTGAAGCAAAATCAGGTGACATTAAATTGGAATCCCCGACATTCGATGTTGGTGAGAAAATTGATGTTGTTAAAGAAGATGGTTCAATGGAAAAAGCACCAGATGGCGAACACCAAATTATGTTGAAGGATGAATCAGGAAACGAAGTTAAGATTAGAGTAATGGTAAAAGACGGTATGATTACCGAAAGAGAAAATGTTGAAGAAATGACATCTGACTCAGAAGATGAGATGGGTGGATTTATCGAAGCATTCGCATCTGCTATGAAAAGATTGGAAACAAAGATAGATTCATTATCAGCAAAACAGGAATTACTTGACAGTAAATTCCAAAAGTTCTCTAAAGAACCAGCAGGTTCAAGAGTTACAAAAAACCAAATAAACCAAGAAAGTTTTTCATCTCCAAGATTGGAAGGATGGAAAAAACTTAGAGAGACTCTCTCAAACTAAATAAAATAAAATCAAATAAATAAGATGAAAAAAAATCTTTCAAAATTGAATTTTTCATATGACTTAGGTGGTCTTGCTTCATACACAGATGCGTTAAATAGCGACATCGTAAGCGAAGCAGTGTTGACTCCAGTTACTATGGAATATGTTAACGTAATTCCTGGTATTAAAGGAACTCAAAACGTAAACTTACTTTCTGAATCATTAGTTGTTCAGACAGGTACAAACTGTGGTTGGTCTAATTCAGGCGAAACTACATTCACTGTTGCTCCAGTAACAGTACAAGCATTAAAGGTTAACCAATCTTTATGTTTACAACAATTAAACACACTTTGGTTAGGTCAATACTTAAATGCAGGTTCATATAATGAAAATGCACCATTTGAACAAGCGATAATCGACTTACAAACAAAGCAAATCAAGAGATACAATGAAGATTTGTTATGGAACGCAACAACAGCGGCTTCAGTTAACACATTCTCTGGTTACAAAGAATTGATTGTAGATAACGCAAATACTTCAACAGGTTCAACAGCACCAAATGGTGTTGTTACATTAACAGGTCAAACTGCTTTATGTTCTGTGACTGGTTCAACAGCACAAGAAAAAGCAAACAATGTTCTTGCTCAAATTGATAATTTAATCAATGCTATGGATAGAAATATCTACGACAGAGACGATATCATTATCTTCATGAGTCAGGCTCAGTTTAAGTGTTACATCACTGCAATCAGAAACGTAAACAATTTCTATATTGATTCGAGTGAAAATAAATTAGGTTCAGTTTATTCTGTTTACCATCCACAAACTAACTTCAGAGTTGTTGGTGTTCCAGGTTTAGCAGGTTCAAACTTAATCGTATTAGGACCACAACAATACTTCCTTGCAGGTGTTGACCTTGCTTCAGATGAAGATTCATTCAGAGCATGGTGGTCTCAAGATTTCCAAGAGGTAAGAATTATGGTTAGTTGGAAATTAGGAACTCAAATTGCGTTCCCTCAGTTCTTCGTATCTAACGGTTTATCTTAATCGATACAAAAAATATAAAGGTCGGGGCGAAAGCCCCACCTTTTAAAAAAATAAACTAAAACAATAAATCAATATAATATGGCTTGTAATTTAACAGCAGGTATTCAATTGAGTTGTAGAGATAACGTGGGTGGTATTGCGACAGCATACATCACTGACTTTACAAATATCGCATCTATCACAAAGAATTCTGGTGACACAATCACTGCAATTTCTGGCTCAGGAACTTTTTATGAATTTCAATTAATTAGAACGAGTTCTCAATACACAGAAACTGTAAATGCATCTTTAGAGAATGGTACTGTATTCTACACTCAGGAATTGGTTACATATTTTGCTAAGTTATCACAAGATAAAAGAAACATCTTAAAAACTTTGGCTCAATCTCCAAGATTGGCTGTAGTAATCGTTGACAACAACGGAGATTCTTTTTACTTAGGTGAGACTTATGGAATGTTTGTAAGTGCGGGTACATCGGTTACAGGAAAAGCATTAGGTGATGCGAACGGATACAATATCACGTTCCAAGCACTTGAACAAAATCCTATGAACGAATTGGCAGGAACTCTAAGTTCTGTTGCTACTGGTATCACAGTTCAATAATCTTTTTTTAATTAACATGGGGGAGCATTGTGTTCCCCCAATGTTATATTTATTATTATGATATTACTTAAAACAAATCAGGTAAATACAATGGTTGTAACTGTTTCACAGAACGCAACAATTGCCAATCCTGAATGGTTATTTTCTTTTACTCATATCTTTTCAAAACAACAAGTTAGATTTATTCCAACAGATATCTCATCACACAAGGTGAGGTACGATGAATTTATTTTTACTGAAGGACAAGGTGTTGGTGAAATTGCATTTCCTTATGAGGGTCAATATACCTATGGTATTTATCAACAGCCAACTGGTTCTGGTAATCTTAATCCAGCGCTATCTGAGGGTTTAATTGAAACAGGTGTCGCTACATTAATGGCACAAACTGGAATGACCACAAATGATTTCTATTTTGAGTATGTATCCAACGATGAGTTTAATTCCAATTATATCTTTGCACCAAATGAATTAAATCCACCACCACCATCACCAACAACAACTCCTACTAATACACCAACTCCTACTAATACTCCAACAAATACCGCCACTCCAACACAAACTCCTACTAATACTCCAACAAATACCGCCACTCCAACACAAACAAAAACTCCAACACAAACTCCTACTAATACACAAACATCAACTCCAACTAATACTGCGACTAAAACGCAAACTCCTACGCCTACCACAACAACAACCTTAACTGCTACTCCAACACAAACAGCCACTCAGACAAAAACACCTACGCAAACTCCTACTAATACTAAAACACAAACTCCTACGCCTACCACAACAACAACTTTGACTGCAACTCCAACTCAAACCTCATCCAATACTCCTACACCTACTAACACTAAAACCCCTACACAAACACCAACTCCGAGTATTACTGCATCACAAACTAATACCCCAACTCCAAGTATTACTGCAAGTCAAACACCAACTCCTACTAACACTTCAACACCTACTAACACTCCAACACCGAGTATTACAGCGTCTCAAACAATGACTCCAACTAATACATCTACGCCTACTAATACATCAACACCCACTACAACAACAACTTTAACATCTACTCCTACTAATACATCAACACCTACTAATACATCAACATCTACGCCTACTAACACACCAACACCTTCTACAACAACACCAGCAAGTGGAACAACTGAAGCACAAGTATATCTTGCAGCAGTTTTAGCATCAGGAGGAACATTTGGTGCATCAGGTTCAACAATATCTGCCGCAACAATAACTTTATTTACATCACTTGTATCAAATAATTTATGGGATAGTTTAAATGCCATCTACCCTTATTTGGGTGGAACATCTGGTGGTTGTGCTATAAATGGTAAAACACCAGGAACTTATAATATAACTTGGAATGGTGGAATGACCTTTGATAGCAATGGTCCAAAAGGTAATGGAACAAATGGTTATGGTAATACAAACTTAAATGATAATGCGGTTCTTTCCCTGAATAGCACCCACTTATCAATTTATTCTAATACAAACTCACAAGACCCTGGTGCTGAATTTGGTGTGTTAAACTCAGGAAATACAAGTTCATTCCAAGGATTTTTAAGACAACCAAGTCCTGACGATAATATTTTTAATACCAAAATACACGACAATACTTATGCATCATTTACTGTTGCTAATTCAACAGGTTATTTTGTATTTACAAGAACAGCAGCAAGTGAGAGAGCGTATTATAGAAATGGAACATCTTTATCAACAAATACAACTGGAACAACATCGGTATCAAAAGTGAATGCTGATATGTTTTTATTCGCAAGAAATGGTAATGGGGCTGGAACTGCTGAAGCGTTTAGTTCAAGACAACAAACTTTCGCAACAATTGGTTTAGGTTTAACTTCGGCACAGGTATCAACATTATCAACAATAATAAACACTTTCCAAACATCATTATCAAGAAACAAATATTAAATATGGAATTAGTAGCACCTTTAACAATCAATCAAAAAAATAGTTTAATAGACCAATTGGTTCAACCTGATTGGTATTTTAACCCAATTTTAAGTGGGGGAACTGACCCTTGGGTTATATCAGAACAAGAAATTAATGGTTCAATATATCCAGACCACATATGGATTAAAGATTTACCATTGGTTGAATATAATCCAATAATTACACCATCAGGTTCAACAATTAATTAACCCTATGATTAAGATGATTAAAACTTATATTTAATAGTATGGAAGAACAAAAAAATAATTTATACATTCACAATTTTCAGGTTGCTCGTGTTCCAATCATCGAAGAACAAACAGGACTGAATCATAGAACGCCATGGGTTTTCTATGGTATTTCAAATTTGGCACCTCAGGAATTAATTCGATTATACAATAGTTCTCCTACTCATAGAGCCGCTATTATGTCTAAGTGGTATGCAACAAGAGGTGAAGAGATATCATTAAAGGATGGTGACAATGGAAGGTTACAAATGGCTAACTCACTTGGAGATAGTGTTTATGATATTTGGAATAAGGCTTGTTTGGATTTTATTTTATACGGAGCATTTTCACTTAACATAGTTTATAGAAGAGATAGAGAACAAGGGTTCGAAATGTATTCAATGGATACATCAAAACTTAGAGCCGAAAGGAGTGACATCAATGACCATGTAAACAATTATTATTATTGTTCTGATTGGGCATTTTATAGAAAGTTCACACCAAGAAAATTGCCAGCATTTAATGTTATGGCTGAAGAACCATCACAAGTTTTTTATTACACAACACATAGTCCAGGAAATGAATATTATGCCACACCGACATATTGGGGAGGTTCAACAGCCATCGCAACAGAAGTAGAGGTATACAATTTTTGGCATTCAAATATTATCAACGGATTAAATCCATCTTTATTTGTTTCACTTAATTCAGGAATTCCCGCTCCTGAAGAAAGAGAACAAATCTATAACACATTAACTGCGAAATATTCTTCAAGTAATAATCCAGGAAAGTTGATGCTGACATTTGCGAATAACAAAGAAGAGGCACCAGAGATTACAACCATCTCACCAAATGGTTCAGACAAAATGTGGATTGAAATGAATGCATCAGTACAAAGTGCCATCTTAACATCGCATCAAATTTCCTCACCTGAATTATTGGGTATTCAAACACCTGGTGCTCTCGGTAGTTCAGACCACTTAGAGGCTCAAGACCACTTCCAACATTTAGTAATCCAACCGATTCAAGAAGAAATCAAAAAAGTATTCGAGAAGTTATTAAATCTTAGAGATGGAAAACCAGCAGAGATTGATATTAAGCAATTCGAAATGGTTACAATCCCTGATGAAGCACCAATTGAAACTGTTGATGTAAATAAAGATGTGACAGATAAAACAAACGAAACTATAATATAATGAGTCAAGCAATCGTACAACAAAATGTCTTATTGATATCAGAAACAAAGTTAAAAAACTTTACTGACATAGACCCAAATGTAACATCAAGTGTGTTACTTCCATTTATTGGTGTGGTCCAACAAACAGTTCTTGAATATATCATAGGTCGTCCTTATTATACTCAGTTGTTACAACAAGTAACTGATAATACAATTTCAGCCGATACAACCAATTATAATTTCTTAAATTATTTTGTGTCTCCTTTATTAATATGGGCAGCGTATAGTGAGGCACTTCCATCAATTTTTATGAGGATAAAGAATAACGGAATTGTGAATGGTGCTGATAAAACCGTATCAATATCTGAGATGCAGTATATGCAAACTGCCGCATCAAGTAGAAGTCAATTCTTTCAAGAGAGAATGAGACAGGAGATTATTTTTAACTCACAGTTTTATCCTTTATGTTTCAACTATACAAGTTCACAAGGTTTATTCCCACATCTTACAAAGAATTATTTTGCTGGTATTCATTTAAACAATGGTCATGGAGATAACGCTGGTATGTTATATGGTTGGGCTAAATCTGGTATTGGATATTATTCTGGTCCTGAATATGCATGTGTAAATGGAGGATGTTTCTAATGAGTAACGAATTATTATTATTGATATCAAACACTTTAACTGGTGTTGCTGCGTGGTTTGTAGGTCGTAGAAAGGTAAATGCAGATACTGATAATCTTATATTGAAAAATTTGGAATTAAGTATAAGTTTATATCAGGAAATTATTCAAGACCTTAAAAAAGAAATTGAATCATTGAATATCAAGATTCAACATTTGGAAACAAAGATGGATGATTTGTATAAAGAAAACAAAGAGTTGAAATACGGTAAATCAATTTAATTATGAAAGAAGAAATAATATTACATTTTATACACGCTCAAACACAGGTTAGATTCAACCATTGGGTAACAATGGGAGACGCACAACACAGAGCACTTGGGGAGTTGTACGGACTATTAGATGAACACATTGATGAGTTCGTTGAAACTATGATAGGCAAGCCTGAATACGGTAGACCTGAGTTTGATTCAACATTCTCAATTGAGTTTGATAATCCAAAGACATTGGATATTAAAGTTTATTTATCTCAATTCAAAGATTTTTTATTTCAATTAACACAAGCCTTAGACCCTGTTAAAGATACAGACCTTTTAAATATGAGAGATGAAATCTTGGGTCACGTTAACCATACATTATATCTTTTAACCCTTCAATACTAATGCCAATTCCAAAACCTGAAAAAGGAGAGAGAACAGATGAGTTCTTACCAAGATGTATGAAAGCAATCTCAGGAGAATATCCGAGTGAACAAGCATACGCCATATGTCAAAATCAATTAAGCAAAGAAGAAATGTCCAAAGAAACAGAAGAAGTATTTGTATTGACTCCAAAGAAAGCAGAGAACAGAGGTGCCTATCTTTCAAGATGTCAATCTAATTCAAAGATGAAAGCACAATACCCAAACATGAAAGAAAGGATGGGTACTTGTTTAAACGCATTTAACGCCTATTACAAGTATTGGGCTCGTCTTGAAGAGTTTGGTTCAGAAGAACATCCTGATGTCAAATTTGAGGGTTGTATGTCCAAACACAAGGCTTCTGGTAAAGATTACAAGGAAGCATATTCAATGTGTATGTCTGAACTAATTGTTGAGCCAGTTGCTATGGAAGAAATGGATACAAACATTGGTGATTGTATTGCCAAAAGAATGAAAGAAGATTCATCTTTAACACAGGAAGAGGCGAGAAAAAGATGTGCGGCATCTGTTGTAGTTCAACCATCAGGTGGTAGTAATCCACAAGTTGTTGGTGCTCCTGTTGCTGTTGTGATGGCTGAAGATTGTCCACCAGCAACACTTGATATTCCATTAAATATTGAGAACAGACAAAAATGTATTGACCAAGCGAACTATGGTCCATTAGACCCTAATCTTCCAAACGAAGATTATTGGAAAAAAAAAGCAAATCAATTTAACACAACCCCTGATGAGGCAAAGAAAGCACTCTGTGGAAATTGTTCCTTCTTCATTCAAACAAAAGAAATTTTAGATTGTATTGCTCAAGGATTGGGTGATGTGGGTAATGACCCATATGATTCAATTCAAGCAGGTGATTTAGGTTATTGTGAAGCATATGATTTTAAGTGTGCTGCGAGTCGTACCTGTGACGCTTGGGTTGTAGGTGGTCCAATAATTAATTAATTATATCTTTACCAAGATACTATTAATTGTATATTTAATAGTGGGGACAGGTTCGGGTTCTTTGCATTTCGCATCTATTGTTACATCCATTATTTTTTTCCCGCCTGTCCCTTTTTAAAAGATTTGATTTACCCATCAAATCTTTTTTTTATTTACTATTGATACTTTAACCCCCTTATGGTATATTTATAAAAAACAAATACTATGGGACAAATGAAACAATTATTAGATAATCTATTCGAATTAGAATTAGATGAATCACAATATCCTGATGACTTACAGATGGATTATGAAATTTGGTTATTACAAAAGGAGGCTGAGAAAGCAGCATACGAAGAATTATTGGCAGATACAAAATAAATTTATAGTTTAGCAATATGAAGAATTATAATTTAGATATTAATGTTAACGATGCATCGGTAGAGAGAATCTCTTGGACCTTCGATAATTTTGAGAAGATTTATTTATCGTTTTCTGCGGGTAAAGATTCGACCGTTATGCTTCATTTGGTTATGGATGAGGCAAAGAAAAGAAACCGTAAAATTGGGATATTACTTGTCGATTTAGAGGGACAATACAACCTCACCATTAAACATGCTCAATCTTGTTTTGAGATGTATAAAGATTACATAGATTTATATTGGGTATGTCTTCCAATTCATTTAAGAAATGCTGTGAGTGTTTATGAAACATTTTGGGTTTGTTGGGATGATGATAGACAACAAGATTGGATTAGACCGTTACCAACAAATGCAATTCACGATGAAACTTATTTTCCGTTCTTTAAAAAAGGAATGGAGTTCGAAGAGTTCGTACCAAAGTTTGGTGAGTGGTATTCACAAGGACAGGAGTGTGCTTGTTTTGTTGGTATTCGTTCTGATGAAAGTTTAAATCGTTATAGAACCATCGCATCAAAATCAAAGGTTACAAAAGATAATAAGATATACACCACATCTGTTAGTCAAAATGTTTTTAATGTTTATCCAATTTATGATTGGAAGACATCAGACATTTGGATTTACCACGCAAAGAATCAAGACAGACCGTATAACAAACTTTATGACCTAATGCATAAAGCAGGATTGACCCCATCTCAAATGAGAATCTGTCAACCTTATGGTGATGACCAAAGAAGAGGTTTATGGTTATTCCATTTGATTGAACCTGAGACATGGTCCAAAGTTGTTGCCAGAGTTAATGGAGCAAATAGTGGAGCGTTGTATGTTAATGAAAATGGAAACATTAGTGGGTATAATAAAATCTCAAAACCTGAGGGACACACTTGGCAAAGTTTTGCAAACCTTTTAATCAACTCAATGCCACCAAAATTAAAAACACATTATGAAAATAAAATTACTATCTTTGTAAAGTGGTGGATGGATAAAGGAAATTATCCTGATGGTATTCCTGACTTTGCTGACCCTAAATTGGAATCAGATAAAAAGGTAGGGACTTGGAGAAGAATATGTAAATCATTATTAAGAAATGATTATTGGTGTAAAGGATTAAGTTTCGCTCAGAATAAAAGTGACGCTTATAACAGGTATCTTAAATTAATGGAGAAAAGAAAATCAGATTGGAAATTAGAAATATTTTAACTATGGAAGAATTATTAAAACAACTCGCTGAGTATATCTCAACAAAAAGTATTGATGAACAAGTTGAACTTATCAATCAATGTAAATTGGAATTACATAACATTTCACCAATGAAGTTTGAACCTGTGGATTGTGTTCTATGGGTAAAGAATGAAACGGTTGAAGCGAATGACTATAACCCTAATAGTGTTGCCCCTCCAGAGATGAAATTATTGGAGATATCTATTATGGAGGATGGTTATACCCAACCAGTAGTTACCTTCCAAAAAGAGGGTGTTAGAGAGGTTGTAGATGGATTCCACAGAACGAGGGTATCCAAAGAATCTGGTCTTGTTAAAGATAGGGTTCATGGGTTTGTACCTGTGGTGACTATCAATCAACACAAAGAAGATAAAGGGGATAGAATTGCATCCACCATTAGACACAACAGAGCGAGAGGTAAACACAAGATTGATTCAATGTCAGATATTGTTGTCGACCTTAAAAGAAGAAATTGGTCTGATGAGAAGATTGCAAAACAATTGGGTATGGATGCTGATGAGGTATTAAGATTATCACAAATCAGTGGACTAATAGAAATGTTTGAGGACCAAGAATTTTCTCAAGCATGGGATTTGGAAGTAGAATAAATAAATATTAAATTTGTAAAAAAATATTATGGAACAGTCAAACGCAATGGAGCCACAGAACAGAGTTAGATTAACTCAGGAAAAAGAGTACGAAAAGAAACCTTATGGTTTTGATAGGACTCAAATGTATAAGGAACATATCGACCCTCAAATGAGAAGACAATCAGCATTAAAGTCATCCATCGCTTTAATGGAGGCACACGAATTAAAACTATCTATTAGTGATTTAATGTTGTTATCCAAGAGGATAGAACAGTATATCGAAACAGGTAATTTCAGTTGGGCATCCCAATTCGATTCATATGTTAAAATTAAATCAGATGAGAAATTAAACTTTCTAAAATAGAGTTACGACTCCCATCTCTATCCCTCACCTTAAAAAAGTGGGGGTTTTTTTTAAAATGTGGATAACTTTTATTTTGCCAGTAATTTACTAATGCCTATCTTTGTGTAACAAAACCGATAGATATGACAAAGATTACAAAATGTAGATTGATTCTTGAAGGAATGACTTTCTTGGGTATCCCTTCAGAAAATTTCTTAACTCTTAAAAATGAGTTAGGTGGTACAGATAAATTATATTCTTGGATTGAATCAAAATTAAATTAATATGACAACTAAATTTTACGGTATTAACGAAATCCACAGAACTCAATTCACTTACAACGATACGATGGATGAGGACATTATGTATGTTGGTGTGGAAGCACAATCAAACACAAGAAAGACATCAGAAGATTTGATGTTGTTGTTCACAAGAGAACAAATTGTTGAGATGTACGAATCAATGTTATCAATGGAAGTATCTAATTCTAAATTCTTAAAAAAATAATATGATACAAAGTATAATATTAATAATTTTTGGATTATCACTTTTCATAATATTCAGAGAAAAACAAATTAAAAAATAAACACTATGGAAAAAATTAAAGCAATCTATGTAACCAATGATAAATCATGGTTCTTAACAAAAAAATATAATGGTTCTTGGCATCCCATTGTAATGGACACAACAGATGATTTAGATTATTCAATCTTTGTTTATGAAAGTTGGTATGAGTTCATTGATATTATGGAAGAAGGAAATGAAAACACTTCTGATGAATTAACCAATGAACAAGTTAAAGAATATTTCACTGAATTCATTGACCACATGGAAGGTTGGGGTTGGGAAGTAAAAGTTTTAGAAAATAATTTGTTCGTATCAATTTAATTCCTTAACTTCGTAAAAAATAAACACACTATGAAAACACCGAACATCAACATCGTTACAGGATTTACAATAATAACTCCTGATTTAGTTCTAACTTATTGTAAAAATTCTCAATCTAAATTATGTGCACAATTTTCAAGTCCACATACATTAAAAGTTATCAGAGAAATTCCAATGAAAGATTGGGGAAATATTATATCTGCTCTTTGTACCCTATTACATTTGAATGGTGAACCCAAAGAGGAAATTAGAAAAAAAGCAGAAAAAATAATTGCTGGTATTCAAAATAATTTAGTAACTTCGTAAAAATAAACACTATGGAAAATAAGATTTTAACTTTAACTAACGGTCAACACATTATTTTTGGTTTAGCATTATCAAAAATTGTAAATGAAAAGAATTGGGATGTATCTCCTGATAACAGAATTAAATTAGCATCGACTATTCAATGGTTAGATGACCCAAAAAATAATACTACTGAACTTACACCATCAGAAGCCATGGAAGAGTATCCAACAAAATGTTATGATATCTTCTGTGATTTTTGGAACGAGCACGAAGAATCTTTAATTTTAACAGCAATTCAATAATTTTCCTTACCTTTGTAAAAAATAACACACTATGACCTTAAATATCACCACGAAAGAATTATTAGAAGAATTTCAAAAAATAAAAAAATTTTGTAACGAAGAAATCAATGACCAAAATGTAAAAGACCAATATTATGTTGGTCTTGAACATGGCGCTGAATTATTGTATAAAACAATTCTGAATATTGATAAATATAAAAATTTGGTAGAATCAGAAGATTAATATAACTTTACACTTTAATAATCAAATCGGGGACAGGGTTACTGAACACAACACACTATGTCACATTCATCACAAATTTATCCAGGAGTTTCAGTTAAAACATTAGAAAAATATGGTTTTACAATGGAAAATCATCCTGAACATAACACACCTTTATTAAAAATATGGGTAACAAGAAAACAACTTCACGAACATTATAAGGGTAGTCCGTTTGAAAAATTAATGACTGATGGTATTGAAGATGGTTTTCAATATCTACACGCTGACGATATGGAGGAAGTAGGATACTATACACGATACGGTGGTAACGCATATGCTTGTGATTTAATGTGGCATATCTGTAAAGAACAAAATATTCATATCATTGGTGAAGATGGTGTATCTGAAATATACGATGAGTTTAGATGTGCTGTCCTTGAATATTGGGGTGTTGAAAATGACTATGATAATGACGATTTACAGGACGCAATTCTTGAGATGGATATTGATTGGGGTGAAATGATTGAGTGGTATTTTGAGGAGAATAAGAACCCTAAATCACCTGTTTTTATTCAGTATGAAGATTTCACAAAAGAATTTTTGGTGGAATCAGAAAATTAATATACCTTCGTACAACAATTAAAAAATAAACACACTATGAATTCACCTAATGAATTTACCTACGGTAGTATTTTAGTTCCGATGGACTCGGACGAAATAAATGAGTTTCAAAATAGAAAATGTATTATACCATACACGATTGATGATAATGGTATTTGGTTTTTTATTTCTGATTTAATTGAAAAAATTTCCTTATCTTCGTAAAAAATAAACACACTATGAAAAAAATCTTAATGGTCGCAATCACCTCAATTGCAATGGTATTACAGTCTTGTTCAAAAGATGTTACAACTCCAAGTAGTAACACACCTTCAACAACAAAGGTTAGTACGACATCGGTTCAATGTTCAGCAACAGCAGTATCAACAGGTAAAAGATGTTTGAACATGACCAAGAGTTCAAATGGTAAGTGTTACTTACACGGTGGAAATTAATTCATTATTAAAAAAATTATACGATGGGATACGATTTATTTATTTGTAGAAAAATCTTTATAAAAGATAGTAGTGTTAACTTGTCAGAATACCTTAAAACCAAAGGTAAAACTTTAATTGTAAGTGAAAACTTTTTGGAATTCAGAGGTTGGGATGTTTCAGAAATAGTTAACCAATATATTACAGAAGACACACAGGAATTAAGTCCTGATGAAATTATTGAATTATACAATAAAATATGTGAGGTTAAAAATGAAGAAGCCGATAAATCAATTATTGATATTTTGGCAACTGATTACGAAGAACATTCACATTATGAAGACGGTGGTGTTTTCTATGAATTACAACAATCTTATTAATTCTTAGTGTGGCTCATATATTCGGTAAAACCTCATCAGAAATGGTGGGGTTTTTTTATTCCTGACAATCCTGATAACTGAATTGGTTCTTAGGTCCTTTTCTTGGGGATTTAGAGACCTTTAAACCCCACTTCTTACAGAATTGGATATGTATATCCATCTCAGGATTATAACCCAAATTATCCATAGCAGAATACATAGAACAATAATCTCGTTTAGTAGTTCCAACCAAACTTAATTGCTTTGGGTCACTCTTAGTTTTTTTAATTTTAACAGGAGGGTTTTCCATCTTTCTTTTTTCTTTATAGTAGTTGAACATAATAGTCGTACAGATTTTACACACAGCCTGCAATCCATCAGGTGATGCTTTTTTCTTATGAAAAGATGTTATATCTTTTTCGTTACCACAATTTTTACAAATTTTTTTCATAACAATAAATATAATCACTTGATACTTTTTTTAAAGTGTGATATATTTATCGTTAAGGTATTGAGTAATCAAATCCCTGCACTGAAGGATAATAGGGGGGTAAACCATTCAACAGTGTGTCCAAAATACTCCCTTTCACTTCTCATTTCTTTAATGGGGGGGAAAGGGGGGGTAAACTCTCTAACCAAAATTTAGAATGAATAGAATAGATTATGAAATACAATTACTACTGGATAACAAATATGATATAGAACTGGAAGAATACTGGAAATTAACAGAAGAAGAAAAAGATTCACTAACAGAATTAATTGTAAAAGTTTTAATTAAAAATAATAAGGTAGATGCAAACTACTTTGAATACTATTGTTCTTTAATGGATGATAGAAGAATGGAAGCAGAGCATCAGAATGAATTTGAAAGAGCAGATATCATTTCAAGAATAAGAGAAAGATTAATGACATATATTCATTAACTATTTACACTTATGGTAGGTAAGGTATATTTATTTATATGAAATTTAAAAATCCAATAACCCAAAGAATCTATGATATCATTATGGATGATATTATTAGGAACAAAAACAAATCAGTTATAACCAATGCCGAAGTTTGGAAATGTCTTGGAACAAACTATTCAATTAATAGTGTTAGAGATAAAGTACAAATCTTAATTAAACAGGGTGCATTCAATGCAAGATATGAATTCCATGACGGAGAGAAATATCATAACAGAATGTTATATCCTGGAAAGTAATTTAATTTATATTGAAGCACTGGATAAGTGAAAACTATTCTGAACTGAAAAACATATGTAGCAAGTTCTCAACAACAGAAGAAGTTGATGACTTGTTACATCTGTGCTTGGAAGAATTCATGAAGAACAAAAGGGTAACAGAAATACCTGATAACCAAAAGATATATTTCTTTACAAAGATAGTTCGCAACCAATACAATTCAGAATCCTCTAAATATCATTATACTTATAGAAAGTATAAGTTCAATGATATGGTTGATGTTGATATACCAGAAGTGGAATATGAAGAAGACCAGTTCAACATGGAGTGGGTTCAAGAACAATTAAAAAAGATAGATTGGTATTACGCAAGATTATTCCAACTATACATTGATGAAGGCTGTAGTGTAACCAAACTATCAAAGAGAACAACAATACCAATTAACTCTGTGAGCAGAGATATAAATAAAGTCAGAAGACAATTAAAACAATTAAGAAATGGGATGCGGCTGTAAAGGTAATCAACCACAAGAAAAGATAGTTCCAAAAGGAATAACACCAATACAAGTTCAGGCAGTACAACCTGAACCAGTAACATATACAATAGAAGAATTAATCAGAATAAAAGATTATATTTCTTCAACAAATAAAACAGAAACTGAAAGACAATTCGTTGAAACTTTTATGATAAATAAAGCAGGATTAGTAATACCATCGTATTGCGACCAGATATGTTTAAGTAATTTAAGGGATAAGGTTTCTCAATTGGAATCAAGATTAAAATAAATGAGAACAAAATGAGTTCAGAAGAAGAAAAACCAAAGAAGAGTAACAAGAACACAAGTGGTCTTATACCCTTCAAGAAAGGACACAAAGGAGGACCAGGAAGACCCAAACTACCAGACCTAAAAGAGATAATGGCAAAGGTGTTGGGAGCAGAAACAGCAGAGGGAAGAACAGAAGCAGAAGAGATAATAAACGCATTGAAGAGACAGGCAAAGGCGGGGAATGTAAAAGCATCTCAACTATTACTTGATAGAGGATTTGGTAAAGTAAAAGAATCATTGGATATAACAACCGATGGTGAGAAGATAAATAATAAACCTTCAATACAAATTGAAATCATAACCAATGGCGAAACCAAGTCAGGACTCAAGGAAGATTAATTTCGGGTCAAGAAAAAGAGGGAAGGCAAAGAAGACACATAACAAACATTCAAGCAAAAGTACCTACCACAAATTAAACGCAAGCAGATAATGGTAAAAGGAGATAGGAAAGTGAAAAAAGTAGCAATAGGATTCAAAGTTAATCAATACCCCGACATTCAATTCGAAGCGGGGTCAGAAGATAGAAACTCATTAAAGGGTTGTTATCTCGTTGTTAAAGGATGTATTGAGAGTTTGGATGATAACCATAAGACAAACATATTCAGGTTCAAGAAGGGAATGAATGGAGTTGTATCAAGGTTTCTAAACAACAATCAGTTCTCAACAAACTATCTTCAAACAGAATCCATCTCTGATTCATTTCAAGTGACAGGATTTTCATTCAGTACATTTGAGTTTACATTCTTTCCAAAGAAGAAACTATCTGTGGATGAGATAACAACCAACCTCAATGTTTTAATTGAAGATATCTATAACGAACAAATCAAAGAGAACAAATCATTAAAGTTCCATAAGAATTTAAAAACAAAAAAGAATGGGAAAATCTAAAAGAAGAGGTGGGGATAAAGAACACCGTAAAAGAGTAGCCGCAAGAAACCAAGAGATGAAAGGTCTCTGGCAGAAACAAGTCAATCTCGCTTATGAAAAGCATGAAGAGTGGAAGAAACAAAAAGAATTAGATGCCAATCAAAATACAAACGACCAGAGTATTCCAAGATTTAATATCACAGGACAAAAGGATTAATGTATTTCAAGGCTCATCAAGAGCATCAAAGACTTACAACATCTTAATCTATTGGGTATACATATTACTCCAAGAAGATAACAAAGTGTTATCCATTGTCCGTAAAACATTACCAGCACTTAAAGGTTCAGTCCTTCGTGACTTAAAACAAATCCTTATCGACTTTGGAGTATTCAACCCTGAGGACTGGCACTCCGTTGATGGTTACTACCAACTCGGAACTAACTTAATAGAATGGTTCTCTGTGGATGATGAAACAAAGTTGAGAGGTAGAAAAAGAGATTACCTATTTATCAACGAAGCAACAGAAGTTACTTATGATGAATACATTCAGTTAGCACTTAGAACATCAGGTCGTATTGTAATTGATTTAAACCCCTCCCTTTGGAATAGTTGGATATATGATTTGGAGAATGAGCCAGATGTATTCTATACGGTTGTAACATACAAAGACAATCCATTCCTATCACAATCACTAATAGATGAAATTGAAAAACTTAAACATAGAGACCAGAATTTATGGAGAGTATTTGGTGAAGGTCAGAAGGGTGTACCGACAAGGGTTGTATTCAATCATCAACAATACTATTCTGAATTACCACCATCCGCTAAGTTATTGGGTTATGGAGTTGACTTCGGCTATAATGACCCTACCACTCTTGTAAAAGTTTATAGAGACAAAGACAACATTTATTGTGAAGAGTTATTGTATTTAAAAAACACAACCATCCCTGATTTAGTTTATAAGATAAAGGACTTAGGAATCAATTTAACGGATGATTTTATATGTGATAGTGCTAACCCCCAAGCAATATCAGAGATGTCGAGGGCGGGGATAAATGCAAAGCCAGTAAAGAAGGATACCATCTTATCAGGTATCGACCAAATCAAAAGGTCAAACTTTTTTATACATTCCAATTCACAAAACCTTATTCAAGAATTAAATTCTTATGTGTGGAAAAATGATAAGAACGGAAATAACTTGGATGAACCAGAAGATAGAAACAACCACTTGATTGACGCCATAAGATATGTCCTCCAAATGAAGATGATGAGGAACACCGGTGTCTATGTATATTAAAGTGGGGACATAAAAGAAAAGATATTTATTATAGTATGAAAGTAACAAGCAAATCAAAAACATTTGAAGTAAACGAACCAACCATCAGAGAGTTTTGTGATGTAATGAAACTCAAAGATATTTTATCAGAAGATGAATTAAATGTGAGATTGATTGAGAAGGTTACAGGTATGTCACACGAAGATGTAATGGAGATGGATGCATACACCATACAAAAGATTGGTTCAGTATTATTCGCACACTACAACAAAGAGTCAAAGAAACTAACTCAATCATTTGAGTTGAACGGAATCACATATAAGTTTATGGATGTTAACACCATATCGTTTGGTCAGTTTGTAGATATAGACACATTCTTAAAGAAGGATGAAGGATATAGAATATCAAACCTAAATGAGTTGATGGCATATATGTATTGTGAAGACGGAACAAAGTATTCTGATTCCAATTTTAAAAAGAGAATAGAAGATATGTTGGACGCCCCATCTCACATTGTTGAGGGAGCCCTTTTTTTTTTATTAAATTTAGAGAGGGGGTTGTACGAACTTATGGAACTCTCTTCAAAGAGTCCGATAATGTTTCAGATGATGAGACTGAGAATGGCTTTTCAAAGTTTTGGGGATACTACCAAACTATCTCGTTTCTTGCTGAAGACAAAGTTTGGCAGATTGACTTTGTTACTTCTTTGGGTCTTACTTCTGCCCTTAATCATTTGTCATACCTTACTGACCTCAATACTGAGAAAGAAAGGATAATGAAAGAACAACAACGAAATAATAGATGAGTGTAATAAGTTTTTTAGTATCATCAGGTTCAACATCAAATAATGCGTGTGAGATAGGTCCATACTATTATGTTTACGCAAATTTAGCAGATGAAGCAACACAATGTGGTGGATGTTATTCAGGTGGATTAACTTGTTGGCCATGTCTACAAGCGAATGTAGATACTCTCTTTATTGATAGTGGTTGCACCATACCAGTTCAAACAGGATACTATTCTAATCAATATGGTGCAGGTATTTATGCTACAGTTTTTACTATAAATGGTTTATTACAATCAGGAGGTTTCCAAGGTTGTTCTGTATTTCCAACCCCAACTCCAACAGGAACATCACAAGCAGTTACTCCAACACAGACACCCACCAATACAGAAACTCCTACCAACACTCCAACCGTAACACAAACACCAAGTGTTACTCCAACGAATACTCCTACTCCATCTATAACACCATCTGTATCAGTTTCAAGTTTACCGAGTAGTGGGGTTAACTTTAAGAAGATTATTCAGGACTATCAAAAGTTAGCAGACTCACACAAACAAATTAACTCATTCGGTTCAGGTAATTCTGACCAGTTATCTTATAAGACACAGACAAGAGATAAAGAGTTAAACACAACATTCAATCCTCCAATCTATCCATTGTTATTTGTTATCCCATCAAAGGTTGAGAATGATTTGGAATATAAGACATGGGACTTTAATACAATTGTTGCTGATGTTCTTGAAAGAGATTTGGCTAACCAAGTTGATATCACATCAGACACCTTACAAATATTACAAGACGTTATATCTCAATGGAGATTATCTGTTAGTGCAAAATTTGGAAACTATTATACGGATTACTTTGTTGATGAAGAAGTAAACTGCACACCCTTCTTAGAGAAAGAAGATGATATGTTAAATGGTTGGAATGGTTATATCAGAATCAAAACAATGACCCCACTTAATAGATGTGCTGCGGCGTATCTACCATTCACAGGAACACCAATACAACATGTAAACGGAATCAACCTTAAAACATTCTATGAAGACTTTAAGTTATTAGCAGACCACCACAAACAATTAAACTCATTTGGGTTTGGTGCTGTTGGGGATTTCCAATACTTAAATCAATCAAGAGACAAAGAAGAGAATCCAACATTCAACCCACCGATATATCCACTGTTATATGTCGTACCAAATGATGTTAGGCAGAAGTTTAACTACATGGAATATAGTTTTGATATTATTGTTGCTGATGTTGTTGAAAGAAGTTTATTTAACCAAACAGATTTATTAAGTGATACCAATCAAATACTTGATGATATCATTTCTCAGTTTAGATTATCTGTTACTCAATCATTGGGGAACTTTAATGCTCTATATTATTTAGATAACCCAATTGTTTGCACACCGTTCTTGGAACAGTACGATGATATGTTGGGAGGATGGACTGCGACATTGAATATACAAGTAATGACACCACTTGATAGATGTGATGCTGCGTTTGATTCATTCATTACTCCGACACCAACGGTTACTCCAACTAATACTCCATCACCAACAAGTAGTGAGACACCGACCCCTACACCAACAAATACTGAAACTCCAACACAAACGCCAACGAATACACAGACTCCAACAACTACAACAACATTAACGGCAACAGTAACTGAGACACCAACTCAAACACAAACTCAAACACAAACTCCAACAACTACTCAGACACCAACTACAACATTAACATCTACGCCAACAAATACATCAACACCAACTAATACAACTACGCCAACAAATACATCAACACCAACTAATACAACTACTCCAACAAATACATCAACACCAACTAATACACCAAGCGCAACACCACTTTCTTGTTGTGATGAATTAATTTTTAGTGGTAAAAATTCATCATTCTCAGCATTCACTGGAACATATTATAAACAACCAATGGATGGCGGATATTATGGATATCTTGATGACTCACCAGCATTTACAGTTAAATGCACACAATTTAATGGATTATATTGGTCTGTTTGGAAAAGTATAAATAATGATGTGATTATTTTCTCTGAACAAAGTGTTACATGGAGAATAGTTGATAATCAATCTTCATTGATTAATTGTGGTACATTCCTTTCAGGATTCACATATCAAAATATAACAAATCAATCTGTTACAGATTGTAATGGATTACAAGTTCCTGTTGATGTTAATGACTCAAACTATTCGTTATCATACTCAAATTGTAATTTTCCAATACCAACACAAACAACAACACCGACAATTACATCCACACCAACCCCTTCTATTACCCCAAGTGGTGGTCTTCCATTACATTCAATTTGGAACACAAATGATAAACATTGGAATAGTGAAAATGATACTTGGGATACAGTATAAAATTATAAAAACAAAAACTTAATAATGAGCACATTAACAGGGCAAGCAATCAAAGATACCTACGAAGGATTACTAAAACTTGCAGATTCAACGACTGGTATAACTACTACCCCACAACAAATCCAAGATGGATTGGGGAATAACACAGGAATAAAAATAGCAACCAATTTTCTTACAGCACCTAATGTATTAGGAGTACAAGATTACAAAGCCGATTACTATGGACTTGGTTTTAGTCCCGCAGGTACTCCGGGTGTTGCAAATACACAGAATATTATCATAGCATCAATGTTTTATGATAATGGAACTTATGATTATTCTGCGATAACTTATAATATAGTAAGTGCAACAACATCAAGTGATGTTATAACTTGTGGATTTTATACTGGTCAATATGTCGACGGTGCTGGATTTGCTCCATATCAACTTATTCAATCAGGTATAACATTAACTACCAATTCAACAGGAATTAAAGTGACAACACTACCATCAACATTATCTTTTAGCGGTTATGGACCTGGTTATTATTTTTGGGTGTTTAAAATATCGAATGGAGGTGTGACCCCAACAGTAAGAATGACAGTAGGTACTTCCCAAGTAAACTCAATATCATCATCAAAACTTGGATATGTATTAAATGTAGCGGGAAACGGAGTTCAACTATCAGTTAAAGGAACAAATAACCCTGTCATTGCTTACTCAGGTTTAACTAATTTTCAAACAAGTTATTCTTCATCAGATGTTAGAACATTCTCAACAACTGTCACACCACCATCATACGGGTTTGCATTAAACACAATTAAATAAGATGTACGAATTAACTGAGGAAGCATTACAGAAACTTGGAACTCTGTTCGTCAAAATGATGAAAGAGAAAATTAAGGAAAAGATTTATCCTTATGGTAATCCTGAAAGGGATAGAGGGGATAAGTATGCATCAGGTAATTTATACAACTCATTGACTGCTACGGTAATGCCGAATGGGGATGACTTTGAACTTGTTATAACATACGCAGATTATTTCAAGTATGTTAATGAAGGTAGAAGACCTGAAAGGAAAAAAGTTCCATTAACTGCACTTCTTGAATGGATTAAGATTAGAGGGATAAAACCAAAGGGTTACAAAGGTCGTGGAAGACCAAGTAAATCAGGACAATTAAGTATGGCGTTTGCAATTCAAACAAACATATACAAGTATGGTATTCGTCCTGCTAATATTTATGATAAAGGATTAGATTCTTTGGAAGCAATTTTTCAGAATCCACCACCTGAATTACAACAAGCATACACGGATTTATATGCCGCAATTGAAAACGATATTGTAAACTTTGTTGACGCAAACATCGTGAGTAAAGAAATAGAAAAAATAACATTCGACTAATGAGTTTAAATTTAACGATAAGACAGATGCCATTGGAGGTGACTCCAACTCACTCGGACCACACATGGAATGTGGTGATGGGTGATTATAGTGCATACACAGATATTAGATTGGTGGTAGATATCTATTCCAATCCATACTTGAATGATTCAGGTTCAACACAAACATCAGGAAGAGTTGCGAGACTATTAGTCCCACCAAATCAGTTTGGTAATTGTATCTTCAATGTGGAGACAATCATCTATAACTTGGTTGAAGCCAATCCAAGAAACTTGAATATGAATCCTGGTGCTACATCAGGAACAGCAACAACAAATCCTTATAATGTTTTAGTTGCGAACTCACAAACAACTGAGGTAACACTCAACACAAACCAAGCAACAATCAATAATGATAGGATATCCACAATAGCGTTTTCTAACGGATTTAACGGAGGGTACGAAGGTTTTGAAAACATATATCACATCAACGAATATCGTTGTATTTTCGGGGTGCAATACACTACTACGGGGACATCATCAACTTGTTTATCAGCACAATCTGAAACTGTTGTAATAATCCCCACAAATTACTCAGCATACACATCTTACACAGGTGGGACATTATCATTAACGGATGCGTCAAACCAACCGTATGGTGTAATGATTTATCCTGGTGTTCAAGAGAACAAATTCTTATCAAACAAATATTATTATTCAGGTAATAACTTGAATGGACAATACAACTATCTTAATACTCAGGTTTATGGTTACCAAATGTCTCTATCACAACCTGGTGAATTCATGGGAACATTTGGAGTAGAGACAATACCAATGACCATATTTAATTCACAGGTATATCAAACAAGATTTAGAACACACTATTACAAATGTCCAATCGTTCTTCCATTTATGTATGGAAAGAATCCTATGTATGACAACTCACAAATTGTTAAAGGTGTGAACTACTTACAAAAGTCACAAGGTAACGGACAATACAATTACGATACGGTTCAAACTCAAACAATAGATTTCACATCGAGAGGTGGACAGAATTCTTATCTATCACAAAGGATAGCATACTCAGTATTCAAACAGAATCCTGTAATCAGAACACAGAGTGATGTAGCAATATTCTTAACAAACAATTGTAATTCAATTGACTATGATACAAATGGTGTATCAGAAATCGTTCAGTATAAAATGGTTGGGGAAGAATGCTTTAATGACCCTGTATCGTTTCTGTTTTTAAATCGTAATGGCGTATGGGATACATTCACGTTCACAAAGAAATACGAAAAGAGATACAACGTAAATAAGAAAACTTATTCAAGTCAAAAGTCATTGAATGTTCAATGGTGGAATAGACAATCATACGACCAAGGCGAACAAACATTCTATGGTGACGCACAGGAATTAGTTACAGTTGATTCAGGATTCGTTCAACAAAATGATGCGGGTATCATTGAAGAATTATTGATGTCCCCTTATGTTTATATGATGATGAACAACTGGTTACCAGAAGGTAACGAACCTTTAATCTATCCATACCTAATACCTTGTACCGTTGAAAATAAAGAAGTGAAACAATACATTCAAAAGTATGTTAGAATATTCCAATATACAATTGAGTTAAAACAAGTTCCTTACAGACAATTTATATTACCATTCTAATATGCTGAGAATTCTTACAATCGTTAATAACGAAAACATATTTCTTGATTTATACAAGAACGAACCGGTGTTGTTATCACTATCGTTCGCAGAGTTACAAGACATCACAAAAAAGAATTCTAACTATTCTAAAGCATTCTCATTACCTGGTTCAAAGAAAAACAACCTCGTATTTAATTTCTTCTATGAGTTAAATTCTATCCCTACAACCTTTGACCCCAACAGTAAATTTGAAGCATCTCTATTATGGGATGGTTATGAGATTATGACGGGTTACATTAGATTAAATGGTGTAACAATTGCTGATGGTGAAATTATCTATCAGGTTACATTCTACAATCAGGTGGGAGATTTGATGGCAAACATTGGTGACAAGTTCTTATATGACTTGGACCTATCTTGTTTATCACATCCTTATTCTTTGGATGTTATTTTAGAATCACAAGTTGACCCCAACTTATTTCCATTGACCGGTTCAACAAACTATTCTTATCAGAACGGAAAGACAATGTGGGGTTTATACAATATCGGTTATCAGTATTCAGGAACGAATACAACCACAGTTCAATCAGACATAACACCTTTGGTTCAATTCTCACCAACCTTCTCAGGAACGGTTTATAACCCTGTTCCAGGAAACTTTGATTTCTCAGGAACACCTGTTCATGACTACTACTTTAAACCATCTATTCAGATTAAAGAATTATACGAACAAATTGTTAATCAAGCAGGTTATAATCTACAATCTGATTTCTTTGATACAGCCTATTTTAAAAGATATTATCTACCATTAAAGTTTGTGGATGAAACAATCTATTCAAGGAACGCAATCCCTGCCTGTTTCGCATTTATAAACGATTTTATTGATGTTGTTGGTGGAGGTGGAACAGGATATGTTAATCCATCAGAGAATGTTCAATGTAATGCGTTAGGTTGGGCAACTGATGGTAGTTCATTTACAATCCCATCAGGTAATACAGGAATATACACATTCAACTTTAATTTTACATTACAACCATTCACCGCTTGTGACCCTGACACTTATGGTGACGCAAACAATATAGCCTTTTATTTATATGATGGAACAAACACAATAGAATTATACCAAACAAGATATTGTGATACAGTTCCACAACAAGTTTCATTTGTTCAAAGAATTAATGTTACAGGGAATACTCAACTTGAATTTTATTTTTCAGGATTAAACATTGATATATCAAGTTACAATCAGTCCATCGTTAATGGTCCAAGATTTATTCCTGATGGAGCAATCATTGACTACAATATTGAGTTCCCACCAAACGATTACAAACAATTAGATTTCATTACATCAATTAATAAGATGTTTAATTTAATTGTTGTTCCAAATCCAGACAAACCAAACAATTTAATTGTTGAACCCATCGTTGATTACATAGGTACAGGTGAGTTATTAGATTGGACAACCAAAGTAGATTTTAATCAGAACCAAAACTTATATCCAACATCATCATTATTAAATGGAACATTGGAATATGAATTTAAGTTGGACCAAGATTATGCCAACCAAGATTTCAAGGGACAAGTAAACAGAGTATTCGGAACAGACAAGTTCCAATTGGGATTACAATACAAAGACACAACAACAAAGTTTGATTTTATATTCTCATCTCCAATTGATATTACGATTGATAACTCTGTGGTATCTCTATTAACTTTAAACTCCATGTCTAAGTTAAAACAGATTGATATTTCGGGGGTTACACAACAAACCTTCGTACCATTCAAGATACTACCGAAAGTCGTTTTTAGAGGTCTTACATTACCAAATGATAACTATGGATTCTTAGCCAACGCATCGGTAACAACAGCAATAACAAATTGTAATAGTGGTTATACAATTAACGTAACCACAGCAGGTTATATCAAGTATAATGATTGTAATGGAAACACATCATACCAATATGTTAATACAGGTTCTCAATCAGTTGGAGGTGGGACTTGTATAAATCCAACCACAGTCAACGCAGGTTTTCCATTAGCAAACATTGCCAGTTTTACAACAACATCATCAGGAACGGCTTGTACGAGTATCGTAAATCAATCAGCATTCCAACAATGGTATTTAAATGGTGGTTCACAAGATAGATTCCAAAACATTAATAGATTCACAACCTATCCGTTTAACTACAATAACTTTTCACACTACATAAATTACAGAGGTGAGGACCAATCAAATGTAACCCCACAGGAATATGTGTTTGACTCAGAAGATTTATACAACATCTATTACGAACCTTATGTAAATGATATTACAAGTGAAGAGAACAAAATCTATTCCGCAAAGGTTTATCTATACCCACAAGATATTCAAAGATTAAATTGGAATGAGAAAATTATTATTGCTAACACACCATTTAGAATTAATAAGATAACAAACTTTAACGCACTTGAACCAACACTATGTGATGTTGAATTCGTTAAGTTAACAAAAGATTATACCCCACATAGAAAATTTTATTATGAATTACTTTCTTGTGGTAGTGGTGCGACAAAACATTCCAATTCAGATTTGATGTATAACTTATACGCATACATTGGAAACTATGTTACATTATACGAAGATGATTTAACTCCTTTGGGTT